AAATGCCCCATCTCTGAATACAATTCTCAACTCTGGAACAACGGCACCGACGCTGGTAAAGAGCAAGCACGTAAGCAAAAGCGTAAACTGTCCTACTACAGCAACATCTTTGTCGTTAGCGATCCTGCTAACCCTGACAACGAAGGTAAAGTCTTCCTCTACAAGTATGGTAAGAAGATCCATGACAAGATCATGGAAGCAATGAAGCCTGAGTTTGATGATGAAGAACCCATCAATCCTTTCGACTTCTGGACTGGTGCTAACTTCAAACTGAAGATCCGTAAGGTTGAAGGTTACCAGAACTATGACAAGTCTGAGTTCGATAAGCCTAGCGCACTGTTCGATGATGATGACCGTCTGGAAAAGATCTACAATAATCTCTATGACCTGAATGAGTTCCTTGATCCTAAGAACTTCAAGGACTACGCTGCACTTGAAAAGCGTCTGCAGTATGCTCTTGGACTCAAGGGCACACCTAAGATGCAGGACCGTGAAACCCAGGAGCAAGAAGCACAATGGGAGCGTGAGCGTCGTGGCGATTACTCTGAACCCAGCGCCGCTGGTCCCTCTTACGAAGATCTGAGTGAAGGTCGCAGTAAGTCATTCAATGACCCTGACATCACTCCAAGCAGTAGCACAGAAGAGGAAGATGATTCCCTCAACTACTTCGCTAAACTGGTCAACTCCTGACCTTTACACCCTCCGAAAGGAGGGTTTTTTATACCCCAGTTTCTCTTGGGTTGTATGCTGCCTTGGTGGTTCTGTTGATATATTGAGAAGAAGTTTCATACTTCATGATGTTTCTCATATCTGCAACAAAACCACCAAGGAATTCTGGTTTCAAAATACGAATGAGTCTTTTAGCATCATTCATTTTTGTTTCAAACTTAAAGTTACTGACTGGACCTGCTGCCTTACGATTCAATAGGATAAAACTATCTTTATATGCTTGAGTAAATTCACTGCTTGCTTGGATGGAATCGTAATTTGCTTTGTCCGTAGTTATAGTTTTATTGTTTAGACCCACGTATGTAAATGTAAAATCTTCATCAACTATAAGTCCTTTCTTCAGAACAGTTCTGTTGAATTGATCTCTAATCTCTGGTGTTTCATAGTGATGTGGTTCTAGAAGTGCTGCCTCAGAACCATACTTATCTAACATATAACTATGGAGATCATTGTTACTCAGTGGCCATTGATTTCTAAGATTGGTAATATTATTGGTAGTCATAATAACCCAGTCCAATTCTGGATCATCATACAATTCAGCAGCCATAGTGTCGGGTCTTTCTCCCTCTTTGATCATTTTTATATCAAAGGCAGTGACTGCATAATCAATATCAGTTCTAAGTTTTGCTCTCTTGTAGATGTTCTTGACTAGAACTCTCTCATCACTTCTCTGTCTCCCTGGTAATAAAGAGACAGCAGATATATCTGGTAACTCTCTGAAATAAGACATTAGTAACCTACCTCCGATGGTCTAATTGAATAAAGATCTCCATCACCTGCAGGAAGATCAAATGTACTGGTTGTTGATGTTACGTCATCTCCATCAAATACTGTTTCTGTTTGTTCAAAAGTCTCAGATATTCTATCTTGACTTCTTCTAGATTCAATCACTTTCTCACTATAATCAGATGCGTATACGGGTTCCAGTTCACTCATATTAATTGACATTGTGCAACTTACTGGTTGACCTTCATCGTATGCTGACCATTGACCATCTGGTGTATAGTTGACTGCTGTGCCAACAAC